CCGCCCTCCAGCATCGCCGTCTTGTGGTGCTCCGCGATTGCCGCGTCCCCCAGCCCTCGCAGTGATATTCCGCCGTCTCCGGCCGCCCCTTCTGCCAGCGCAGCCGGTCGAACTTCAGCCACTGCATCGCGTCGCAATGCGGGCACGGCACGAAGTAGCGCCGCTGATCGGACGCCTCGAACTCCCGCTCGATCCGGGAGAGCCCGCGGATCGTCGGGGTCGACACCAGGAACACCTTCCGCCGATGGGCGAAGGTCAGCGAGCGTGCCTCGGCCAGCGTGACCGGATCGCCTTCTTCGTCGGCCGAGGCCGGATAGGCGTCGACCTCGTCGAGGAAGATGTACCGCGCCGGGGTGGACCGCAGCCCGACCGCCGAGTTGGCGCCGGTCATGATCAGGATGCCGCCCGCGAACTCCTTGGACAGCATCGTGTTGCCCGCGTCGCGGGATCGCGCGGGCTTCACCCGATCCCGCAGGTCCGGGCTCTCGTCGATCAGCGGGTCGATCCGCTGCCGCGAGTTTCGCTTGGCCAGTTCCACCGTCGGCTGGACCGCGAGCATCGGGCCCGGCGCCTGGTGGATGACGAAGCCGATCCAGTTGTTGCCGGCCTCGGTCGCGCCGACCTGCGCCGCCTTCATGAACACGATCCGCTGGGTCGGATCGCCGGGCGAGAGCCGGTCCATGATCTCGCGCATGTAGGGCGTGCGCGCGGTCCGGTACTGCCCGGGCTCAGCCGACGCGCGCGAGGCGAGTTTCCGGTGGCGGTCGGCCCAACTCGAGACGGTCAGGTCCGGGTCGGGGCGCAGGCCCCGCGACCAGGCGCGGAGCAACGCGGCGGCGCCGTCGAACCCGACAAGATCGTCATCCAAGCCCGGGTCGGATCTCCGCGAGGCTGTCGAGCTGGGCGCGAACATGGGCCTCCAGAACCTTCTGCATCAGCGCCGCCTCCACCTCGCATGCGTCTCCCAATGCCTCGGTGAGTTCCGAGGCCATCAGCGCGGCCACCCGCGCCGGCCACGTCACCCAAGCGTCGCGCTCGTCGCGCGCGAGCCGGAACATCAGCGTCTCCGCCCGGGCGCGGTCGACCAGTTCCCCCTTCAGCTTCTGGAGTCGGATGCGCCGCTCCTGCGCCTTCAGCACCTCGTTCGCGGTTTTGGCCTGCAGGAAGGTCGTACCGCCGCCGACGGCAGGCGCGGACAGCCCCTGTTCACGGAGCGTGTCGCCGACGGCGGCGACGGCGGCCTCGGGCACGGGTTTCAGCTTGGGCGCCGGCGCCTTCCTGGTCTTCGACGGGTCCGTCGTCTCGGCCCGCCGCTTGTCGGAGGCCACGGCGTCGATGCTGCCGTCCTCGTGCAGGACGAGCCGGCCGGCGGCCTTCGCCTTCTGGATCGCGCCGCGCGACAGCCCGACATGGGCGGCGTACTGGCGCTCGCTCATGCCCTGCATCGCCACCCTCGATTATCATTCAAAGTCAGGTGCTTATCGAGTTGATAAGCCGCGCCACCGGAGCGAACGTCCGATCACAAGGACGATGCAACTCGCTTGGAGCCACAACGATGACCACGCGCCTGAACCCGATCACCACCCCGCGCCACGAACTCCGCGCCGAGAAGGCGCGCAGGAACAAGGGTGAGCCCGGTTCCGCCACCGGTTCGAGGAACCGGGCGAACGCGCTCGCGGCCTTCATCGGCAAGAAGGCCGAGATCGACGAGATGCTCGCCCGGCTGCAGGCGCTCAGCGACGACCACTTCAACGCTCACCCCGACGAAGTGAACTGGGGCCATGTTGGCACCCTCGAACACTACGCCAGCCTCCTGAAGCGCATCACCGACAGCGCCTTCGGCGAGGGCGAACACGCCGAATAATCTCCGGTCCAGCCGGAACTCCCGCCGCGCGCCCTGCGCGGCTCGGGGTCGTAGAAGGCGCCGCATCACGCGGGCCCGAATACGGAGACGACCCCATGACCAAGCTTTCCGACACCCAGCTCGTGATCCTCAGCGCCGCCGCGCAGCGCGAGGACCGCAACGTCCTGCCGCTCCCCGGCTCCCTCCGCGGCGGCGCCGCCGCCAAGGTGGTCGGCGCGCTGCTGAAGCGCGGGCTGATCGCCGAGACCACGACCGACAGCCGGGCCAAGGCCGACGCCGCGCTCAACCGAATCTGGCGCAACGACGAGGACGGCCGCGCCATCCTCCTGCACATCACCAACGCGGGCCTCGCCGCCATCGGCGTTGAGCCGGACGGTGGCGACAACGCGCCCACGGGCGCTGACGCAGCTTCGAGCACGGAGGCCTCGCAGGACGCTCCCGCCGAGACCGACCCCGCGCCCAAGGCGCGCACGCCGCGCACGGGCACCAAGCAGGCGAAGCTGATCGAGATGCTCCGCACCGAGGGCGGCGCGACCATCGACGAGATGGTCGCGGCCTTGGACTGGAGACCGCACACGGTGAGGGGTGCGCTTGCCGGCGCGCTAAAGAAAAAGCTCGGTCTGACCGTCACCTCGGAGAAAGTCGAAGGAAGAGGGCGCTGCTACCGCATCGAGGACGCCGTCTGATGCCGCGGTACAGGGTCAAGATCACCCGTGCCGTCACCGAAAGCACCTGCGTGACCGTCGAGGCACTGTCCCCGGAGGCGGCGCAAGCCGTCGCCTTCGTGGCGCTGGCCGACATGGAGGACGCCTTCTGGACCCTTGATGAGGGTTCGTGGAATGCAGGCCCCGCCTACATCACGGCAGTCGAGCCCACCGATGTGTGATGCCCGGCGCTATCGCCAACGCTCGAACAGTCGTCGCAGCAGGTAACCCCGCGCCAACGACACGCCGACGAAGGCAAGGCCGATGGTCAGATGCTCCGCGAGTCCAGTCTCGATCCCGAACCACGGGAACACGACGATCTGCGTCGCGATGGCCAAAACGTAGCCGACGACAACGTTTGCCGCGGCCTCGACCATCGACATGATCCGGCTCTGCTTCATCGCAGGCTCTCCAGAAACGCCGTCACGAACTCCGCCGCGAGCGACGGAACGATCGCATTGCCGTAGCCCCGCAGCAGCCCCATGCGACCGGGTAGCCCATCAGCCAGCGGGAATGTTCCGGGCTCAACGGGCCGCCAGCGGTCATCGCGGCAGAGGAGCCAGTCCGGATCTCGCCAGACGCCGTCCGTCGCATCGGCGCCGGCAGGGTCGGCGCCTTCGACCAGTCGACCAGCTTCACCGTCCTGCGGCTCGCATCGGTGTTGCCGGCCGCGTTGTACGCTGCAGTCGCGGGCGAGCCCGCCATCGCCGTCGGCCAGCCCGCGAGCCAGACCTGTCGGCCGAGCAGCGCGTTGATCGGAACCGCCCGGCATTCCGATCCATCCTTGTGATCCCTCGCCGAGGCCGTCGCCCAACCCGCGAGTGACTGCTTCCAAGGCGACGGCGCCGAAGAACAGGCGCTGGCGGATGTGCGGCGCGCCGATGCCCGCAGCCGGCAGATCGGCCGCCGCGACGGCGTAAGATGCCGCTTCCAGGTCAGCCGCCAGAGCGTCGAACCACGCCCAGCCAGCCGGGCCCTCAACTGCCGCGCGAGACTTTCTGCCAACCGGTCCGAGCACCGCCGCGCTCGCGACCTGCTCGCCGAAGACGAGCTCCGGGCGGCAGGCTGCGACGAGCCGCAGGAAGGCCGGGGCGAGGTGGCGGTCATCGTCCTGTCCCTTGCGCTGCCCGGCCTGACTGAAGGGCTGGCAGGGCGGCGAACCGGTCCAGGCGGACAGCTCCTCCGCTACGCCCGCGAGTCGCAGCGCATAGGGCCAGCCGCCGATGCCGGCGAAGAAATGACATTGCGCGAAGCCGCGCAGGTCGGCGGGCTCCACGTCCAGGATGGACCGCCCATCGACCTCGCCATCCGGCAGCAGCTTGGCCGCGATCAGCTCCCGCAGCCATGCGCAGGCCGCAGGATCGGCATCGTTGTAGTAGACGGCCATCAGGCAGCGGCATCGGCCTTGTCGCCCAGCCGCTCCGTCTTCACCGCGGCGAAGGTCCGGCCATCGCCGTCGAGGGTCGCGTCCTTGCCGGTTTCGGCTTGCCAGCGCTCGACTGCGACATCGACGTAAGCCGGGCTGATCTCCATCGCGAAGACGCGGCGGCCATTCGCTTCGCCCGCCATGATCTGCGATCCGGAGCCGCAGAATGGCTCATAGCAGAGGCCGCCACGGGCGACGTGCTGGCGCATCGGAATGCCGAAGGCATCGAGCGGTTTCGGCGTCGGGTGGTCGGGCCTGTCATCCCTGGCGAAGGACGGCATCTCCCAGGTCGAGGGCAGCGTCTGCTCGGCGACCTTCGGCGGACGGTTCGGGCGGCGCCAGCCCATGAAGCAGGGTTCATGTTTCCAGAGGTAGTGGGAGCGGGTCAGGACGCCCCGGTCCTTCACCCAGATGATCTGCTGGTGGACGAAGGCCCCGGCCTTCTCCCAGCAGGCCTCAAGCATCGCCTGGCGGCGGGAGGCGTGCCAGCAGTACCAGGCCGCATCCTCGGCGATGGCTTCCGCCACGGCCGCCGAGATAAAGCCGTCATAGAGCTCCGCGCCCTGGCTGCTGTCGTCCCAGGTGACGCCGTAGGACTGAGACCAGTCCTTGTTCCGCGTCGGGTGGTTCGACCCATCGTAGTCCACAAGATACGGCGGGTCGGTCGCGAACAGGATCGCCCGCTCGCCGTTCATCAGGCGGCGGACGTCCGTCTCGCTGGTGCTGTCTCCACACAGCAGCCGATGATCCCCGAGAATCCACAGATCGCCCGTGCGCGAGGCCGGGTTGCGCGGCGGCTCGGGGATGGTCACCGGAGGCAAGGAGCCACCGGCGCCACCCTCTTCTTCACTGCCGCCGTCCGGATCGAAGGCCAGCAGCTTGTCGAGCTCGCCGTCCGAGAACCCGACCAGCGACAGGTCGTAGTCATCAGCCAGCAGGTCGTTCAGTTCGGCCGAGAGCAGCGCCTCGTCCCACGGGCTTTCAGCCAGCCGGTTGTCGGCGATGCGGTAGGCCCGCCGCTGCGCCTCGGTCAGGTGCCCGAGCACGATCACCGGCGCTTCGGTCAGCCCCAGCTGCGTCGCGGCCAGCACCCGTCCGTGGCCCGCAATCAACTCGCCATCTTCGCCGACGAGGCAGGGCACGGTCCAGCCGAATTCGGCCATGCTGGCGGCGATCTTCGCGACCTGGTCGGGCCCGTGCACCTTCGCGTTCTTCGCGTAGGGCTGGAGCATGGCCAGCGGCCACATCTCGATCCGCTCGGGGGCGAAGGCGAGGGTCATGCAGATTCCTGTCGATGATCGATCGGCATTGGCCGGATGGACTCCGGTGTGGCGGGGTCCACCGGCTTCCGGTTGGACTCCGGCATCCGCGGGGTATCCACCCCAGGCGGCCGATCAGGTGTTTGAATTCAGGAGGGTTTCGTGGCGTCGCGGCTGGACGCTGGACCCCGGTGGCTTCCCAAAAATCCGGCCCTGTCGCTGGCGAAATGCCGAGCCAAGCCCGCCAGCATACGTTTCGGCCCGAAAAGGAACCGGAAAACAATGGTTTGGCGGCCTGGACCCTGGCTGGACCCCGGAAGCCAGTCCCGGTGTCCACCTCGGGATGAGCGTCGGTTCGCCCGGTCACGTTCGCGTCCCGTCCTCCCAGGGAAAAGCGGGCAGCGATGGCTTGCGACGCTTTGTCGGACGCCGCTGCCATGGCTCGTCCCTCCGGGGTTCAGCGCCTCGGAGCGGCGATGGTCCGATATCGGACATGCCGTAGTGTTTGCGCGCCCAGCAATCCTGGAGATGCTCCATCTGCGACTGCGTGAGACCCCAGGTTCCGAGCCCCACGATTGCCGCTTCGATGTATTCGACGGCCTCGGCGGGATCGAGATCGAACCACTCGCCGCGGATATTGGCGCGTGCGAAGTCGCGCTTGAAAGACGTCTCGATCCGCAGTGCGATCGCCTGACCCGGCAACCACCAGAACCGGTGAAAGCAGAGCTCTTCGAAGTTGGCGTTCTGCAGATTGGCAAGGCGTCGCTCGGGATCTTCGGCAACGCCGACCTTGATCGGCCGGCCACGGATCGACTTGACCAGATAGATCGTATGGAAGCCATGCGACCGCACATAGTCGCGAAAGCCCCACGGACGGGTGTCGGCCATGCGGTTCATCTTTGACTGGACGTGAGATTTCAGCCCGGACGCGCAGCCATCTCCCAGGCGCACAACTCCGAGACTATCGTTCTTGTAGCCTCGCTGGCCGATACCGTCTCGCCTTCCGGTGTCTCGCAGGAAAGTGTCTCGCGGGTGCCTTCGGACTTGACAGGGCGATCTTGAAGCCCATTGCTGTGCCCCTATCTTTCCGGTAGTACTTCCGGAAATGGAGGGCAGCATGGCCAGCACCGATCCTTCCCCCGTCACCCAGTGGCGCAAGCGCCGTCAGCGGCAGGGCTTCGTGCGCGTGGAAGTGCAGGTCCGCAAGGAGGATGCCGCCCTCGTCCGGGACGTCGCCACCGCTCTCGGCGATCCCGAACGCGAGAGCGAGACGCGCGCCATCCTGCGCGAGAGGATCGCCACGCCCCGCAGCGGCGGTCTCAAGGCGTTGCTCGCCTCGGCGCCGCTCGAAGGGATCGATCTCGACCGTCCCCGCGATTTCGGGCGCGACGTCTCCCTGTGAGCTTCCTGATCGACACGAACATCATCTCTGAAGTGCGCAAGGGCGACCGCTGCGACCCGGCTGTGGCGGCCTGGTGGTCGGGCGTCGCCGAGGACGACCTGTGGCTCAGCGCGCTGGTGCTGGGCGAGATCCGCAAGGGCGTGGAACTGGCGCGCCGCCGCGATCCCACGAAGGCCGCCGCGCTCGAGGCGTGGCTCGGCGACGTGATTGCGGGCTTCGGCGACCGGGTTCTGCCCGTCGACACGGCCGTGGCCGAGGAATGGGGCCGGATGAACGCGATCCGTCCGGTGCCGGTCATCGACGCGCTGCTGGCGGCGACGGCCAAGACCAACGGCCTGACGCTCGTCACGCGCAACGGGGCGGACGTGGCCGGGCTGGACGTGGAGGTGCTGAACCCGTTCGAGGCGACGTAAGGCACGCTCATCCCGCACGCCCGACCACGAACCCCATCGACCGCTTCCTCGGCACCTGCCTCCCGTTCAAGCGCCAGACGATGACCGCGATCCCGTACTGCCAGCGCCGGTTCGCGGTGGCACGGCTGATGCCGAGTTCCCAGCAGATCGGCTTCCACGGCTTCCGGTTCGCCCGGAGCCAGAGCAGGCGCGCATCGGCAGGGTCGAGCCAGCGCAGCCAGAGCAGAGCATCCTCGGCCTGCGTGATGTCACGTGGGCCAGGCCTGGGTCGACGGGTTCGGGGCTCCTGGCCGACCTGGTCCGCGAAGCTGTGGAAATACTCGGGCCAGGCGTTGAAGTAGCCCTGCGGCTTCACCTCAGGCAGCGACCGGAACACGTCGGCCGCGCTCTCGAGGCGGTCCTCGACCATGGTGGGGGTCCACTCAGCCATTGGCGGCCTCCCGGTCGCCCGTACGTGGCCCGTAGAGCTTCTCCGCGAGCTGACGCACCAGCTCGCGCTCCGGCCAGGTCAGCCGGTCGTCGTCGACGGAGACGGCGAGCACACCCTCGTCATGCCAGCCATCGCGCTTCACCTGATCCGGATCCCGGCGCGAGCCGCCGTAGCCTTTCGGGTACCACCTCATCCCAGGCCCCCGTTCGTCTCGAGCGCCCAATGGAGGATCGCGATGGCGTCGGCCTCGTTGTCGTCGGCGGGTGAGAATCCTCTGGCTCGGGCCGCGGCGATCATGTCCTGCTTGGGAGCATTCCCCCGGCCTGTCGCGTGCTTCTTGATAGTGCCGACCGGGATTCCTTCGTAGGGAACGCCGCGAAGCTCGGCCCAAGTCGTCAGCGTCGCCAGGAGACCTCCAAACACGTGCGATGCGTCCACGCCCCTGTGGGCTCTCACCTCTTCGAACCAGATCGCCGCGATTGGACCCGACAGCCGATCGATTTCGGTCAGCCAGTTGGTGAAGCGCAGGTAGCGCATGCCGCCACCGTCGAAGCGTCCGGGGCGAAAGCTGACCGTGCCGCTGGTGATCAGTCTGTCATGGCTGCGGAGCGCCCAGCCGGTCGTGGTGCCGAGATCGAGGGTGAGGATGCAGGACCGTGAGATCGCGCCCGGCTCGGGGCGGATGTCCTGTACGGGGATCTTTGTGTTCATCGTGAAGGCTCACAAGCTGTGGGCCTTCGGCTTAGGTCACCGCAATATCTAGCATCAGCGCGGTCCTCGTCCAAAGCGAAAACGACAATGGCCGCGGCGACGTGCGATGGTCGGCGCTCTGCCCGCCCCGGTCCCAACCTCCGAGCGCGTGGTCCCAACCTTCGAGGGGGTTGGGACAACCCTTTATTGTTTCACTCCAATGGCTTGAACGGATGTGGTCCCAACCTCGGTGTCCCCAACGGGGGTCCTTCTCTTTTCGTATAGAAGAACATGTTCCCGACCTTTTCCGTTCTCCCACATGAATGTGTAGCAAAAGGTTGGGACCACAGGGTGAGGTTGGGGACACCGTTGTTTTTGAACGGCTTTTCGTGTCCCCAACCCCCTCGGGAGGTTGGGACAGGGTTGGGACGAACGGGGAGGTTGGGACAGGGCGCCATGACGAGAGGCGGTGCGTGGGCTACAGGAGTTGCCCAGTTGATTTTTGGGGAGATGCGCGGGGACGCGCTATTGCCCGTCTTGATGATACTTGCGGCATAGGGCCTCGATAACTCGAAGCTCCTCGGCTATCAGATGACACGCTTCTTCGAAGTGCGCCATGAAACTTTCGTGTTTCTCAAGGGCTTCGGACGCTAGACGAGATGCATCTGCTGGCGCCGCATGAGCGCCCGTCTTGTTCCTTATCTCGACGCATTCTCGAAGCGCAGAGAACCGCTGCTCGCCATCGTCAGGTTCGGCGTGGTGCCAAAGTAACTCTGCGAGCTTGATAGAACCGAACTGGTTTTCGAAGGCTACACCTACGGATCGCAAGATGCCTGCAAGAAATCTTTTCTCGAGACCTTCTACGACAAGCTGGCTCAAATCGCGGAACGACCCTGCCCATTCGTCCCGGCTTGTCGTGACAGGTGGACCTATCTGCACGAGCAGCTGAGGATCACGGAGCGACCACCATGGCACATTCGAGTGATCCCATGCGCGGAGCACCTCCGCCAAGCCGCCAATAGGATCAGGGTCGCTCGACCATTGGCCCAGAAAGTCTGCTTGATAAGCCCGCTTCGATATCTCGGCTTTCGGCTCGACGTTATGTGCCTTCCAATGTAGCAGCTCTGCGGTTGGCAGGCCTCTCAAGTCGCAAATGTAGGCGTGAACCTGGCCGGCGGAGTTGATATCAAAGCTTCGAAGTTCCCAGCCGCCACGACAGCGGATCGTACGGCCCTCGATCCGATATTTGTCCCGATCCGTTTTATACTTGAGTAAAACCTCGGGCCTAAAAAATGCTGGCGAAAGCTCAAAAGGGTGTTCGTTCGCATGTGCCTCGAAGTAGTTGGTTGTAGCTTCTGGGGCTGTCGAGATTTGCGCTATGCGTTTGTTGCGGAAATCATGCGCCACGAATGTTTGGTGTTCCGTTTCCGGCATCCTCCCGCTCGAAAGCCGCGCCCACAGTTTCTCTCGCGTCAGATCTGACTTGTGGAAGCGGATGCCTCTTGTGTAGGAGCCATTTCCTGGCTCGACGTTCTGCCGCCACGCCTTGCTCTCGTCTTTAGCAGTCCGCTCATCACGGTCCTGCGACCAGCCGTTGAAGCCTCCGGGCCTCGTCAAAGTAAAGTCGAACATCTGCACAAGGACTAAGTCGTCCAAGAGGAGGTATGCTTCGAGTTCTTCTCTGACGATTGTCACCAGAGAAATCTCGTCCCGAAACGCGTTGCCGTATGTAATCGAAATCACATCGACATAGTCGCCGTTCTCATCAAGCCTGCAGAAGGACCTCCTTTCGGCAACCTCATGCAGGTCGAGTGCATGGACTAGCGACTGGAGAATCTCGTATTTAAATCGCCCGCTCCAACTGTCAGAAAACTCGCGCGCGAAAACAAATCGCTGCACATTATCAATTCCAGTCCCAACCGATAAATGACCACCGTCTTCAAGCCAGACGCCCCCATCTGAATCCCAGTTAATTATGGTCTCTGGCGCATAGGCATTGCCGCTCCACTCGAGAAAGTCTCCCGGATCGGTGCCGGCCAACTGTTCGTTTGCAACCCCGACTGAGTGAATAAATGTCCTGACACCTACGGCGTAGAGAATTATTTCATCGTCGACGGCTTGTCCGTCGACCACAGCAAGCTGGTCTGAGCACTCAAGCCATGCATCGAAGTCGGTAGAATCCTCGGGCGCCGAATTGAGTGCAGCGAGTTTCTTTGCAAGGGCATTGTGGAACGGCGATGTCATACCGGCAGCATTGGCTGCCCAACGCTGGACTTCAAGAGCGCAAGAAGACTTCGGCCTTGGAAAGCTCTATGGCGCGTCCCTCCGATACCGCCACTCCCGTGGCGCCTCGCGCCCGCCCTCGTCGCGCCGCCTGTACCGTTCCCAGCCGTTCGCCTTGAGGTAGGCCGAGACGCGCATCTGGTCGCCGCGGGTCCAGCGGGCGGGTTCGAGCCCGATGGCCTCCTCGAGGATATCGCCGACCGATACGTCCCGCAGCGCCTCCGGTCGCGGCACACTTTCGGTGCGGGAATTGCCGTAGTCGGGGAAGCCGTCCGAGACGGTGCGGATCTCGTGGGTCAGCCAGTGCTCGATCAGGTCGTCCCAGGCGTCGGACTGGTAGCGGCGGTCCTGTTCCTCGCGGGCTTCGGCCAGCAGCGCCGGGTCGTCGATCCACCAGATTGCCCCTGCGCGGAAGCGATGGACCGCCTCGGCCCAGAGCTGGTCCCGGTCGCGGGCGAGCGCCGCGATGTCGATGGTCCCGCAGCGGAGCGGCCAGAACCGGCGGTTGCCGGTCTCGTCGCGCAGATAGGTGTCGGGGTTCACCGTGCCTGCGAACACGCACTGGCGCGGCACCTCGACGGTATAGCGGCCATAGGGCGGGCGGAAGCGGTCGGTGGTGCGGGTCAGGAACGCCTTGATGCGCGAGACCTCGGCGCGACCAATGGCGTCCAGTTCGGCGATTTCCACGATCCAGACGCCCTGCATGTGCAGGGCCGCGTCCTTCGACCCGAGCTCGGGCAGCTCGTCGGTGAACCATTCCTCGCCGGCCAGCACCTTGATCGCGGTGGATTTGCGCGCGCCCTGCGGCCCCTCGAGGATCAGCATGTGGTCGGCTTTCACGCCGGGGCGGTAGATGCGGGCGACGGCCGAGATCAGCCAGAGCGCGCCGATGGTGTGATGGAACGCGGTGGGTTCCGCGCCGAGATAGGCGCTGGTCCAGGTCTCGATCCGGGGCGTGCCATCCCAATTCAGGGTGTCGAGCCAGTCGCGGACGGGATGGATGCGCAGCTCGCGGGCAACGGCGCCGACGGCGCGGCTGACGACCACCGGCGCCACGTTGATGCCGCGCAGCTGCAGCCATTCGGCGGTGCGGATGTCGTCGGCGTCCTCCCAGGGGCGCGGGAGGGACGCGATGGCACAATCCCACGGCAGCGGCTGGCGCACCACGATCTCCTGCCCGAACTCGTCGAAAGCGAGAACGCCGGCGAAGGCAGGATCGGATGTCAGAGCCACGATGACATTGGCCTCGTTGCGCTCGGGTGCCCCCGCGAGGTCGAGCCGGAGGCGCCTGAACCAGGCAGGTTTCGGGATCGGCGCGTGCGGGTCGCCGGTGGCGTTCACGCGGCGGCGGAGCTCGGCCAGCTGCTGGGTCAGGACCGATATGCCGATGCCGGTCGCGGACTTGATCCCCGCGATGACCTGCCGTTCGGGCAGCGGGTCGAGCTTTGCAAGCGCGATGCGCCCGAGCAGAGTGGACAGCGCTTCGAACTCGGGCGGGTTGGTCAGCGCCTCGGCCGCAGCGATCAAGGTCGCGGGATCGTCGGCGGACGCAACGATGGGTGTGGCCGTCTCCGGGTCGACCGCATCCGCGGCCTTCCTACCCGCTGTCGCTTCTGCCGGGCGCGTGTAATCCTTGGCGCGGGCGCCGCGCAGCAGGTCGTCGTTGAAATCGTCGCCATGGAGCGGCGCAACGATCTCGTTCGGGATGTCCGCCCGGTTCAAGCGGTCCGAAAGCGTCGCGGCCGCCTGGCGACCGGCGTCGCCTGCATCGGCGTAGATGGTGACGCGGCGGGCGCCCTCGGGCCACTGGAACCGCGCCAGTCCGTCGGCCGACAGCGCCGCCCAGACCGGTGTGCCGTAGAGCGCGTGCGCGGCGAGCGCGGTCTCGATGCCCTCGGCAATGCCGATGTGTCCGTCCCCCGGCATCGGGAACAGGCGAACCACGGCGTCCTTCACGCTGCCGAGCATCTTCTTGCCGGGAGGCGCCTTCGCGCTGCCGTCGTCGAGCAGGAAGGTGCGGTGGATGCCCGGCGCGCGCTCCCCGTTCGACAGCCGCAGGATCGCGATCAGGCCGGGCCAGCCGCGGCAACTGTCGAAGTCCGGAAGATCGGGGTGGAACAGCAGGTCGGGCGAGCCGGGAACCGACAGCCCGCGGGCCCGCAGATAGGTCTCGCCCGGCGTGCCTTCGATCGGAACGGCCCCGCCGACGAGGCGCGCAATCTCGGCCGAGTGGTTGGGCCGCGCGCGCACCGGCGACGCCGGCGCTGTCCGCAACGCAGGGTGTTCCATCCCCGCGAGCCGCGCCGCCTCGTCGAAGAGCGCGCCGTCGCAGAGTCCGGTCGCCTGCGCGATCAGGTCGATGGGACCGGCCCGCTCGCCGGTGGCGTAGTCGAAGCCCCAGCCTGCATAGGGCCCGTCGAGATGGATGGTGCAGGAGCCCTCCTTGCGCGGCGGGCGCCCGGAGAGATCGGCGCAGCGCAAGGATCGACGGTCCCGCGCGAGCCGGGCCTCGGGAAAGAGCCCCGGCAGCCAGTCGGCGGCCGTGCAGGCGAGCCGCTCCTTCACGGCCGCCAGATCGTGCCGGGTCTTCGGGACCGCGATGTCGTTGAGGTCGATCATCGCGCCCCTCAGGCCAGAAGGACGAGCCCGCGCTCGGCCCGGGTGATCGCGGTGTAGAGCCAGCGGCGCCGGTCGATCTCGCTGCGGCCGAGCCCGTCGTCCCAGACGATCACGTTCTCCCACTGCGAGCCCTGCGCCTTGTGCGCCGTGATCGCCCAGCCGAAGGTCGCCTCGGTCAGCAGGCGCTTCTCCTTGTAGTCGCGGTCGTGGCGCTTGTCGTCGTAGGCGACGTGGTCCTCGAAGTGGCCCTTGTAGATGCGCAGCCGGCCCGGACGCCCGTCCTCATAGGGCTCGCCGATGTGGCGCCCGTCCTCGTCATGGACGACGGCGGAGAAGTAGAGGCTGCCCTCGTCGACGATGTCTTCGAGCGTCACGAACATCCCGTTGATCAGGCCCAGATCGTTCTGGTTCTTCAGGCAGATGATCTTCTCGGCCGGCCCCGTGGGCAGCCAGGTCCCGCCGAGCCCCGCGGCCGCGCGCATGGCGTTGTTGATCTGCAGCCGCGTGGCGTTCAGCCCGCAGATCAGCTGGCCGCCGCGCAGGGCCTGTTCCGGCGTGATGTCGCCCTTGCGGAGCTTGGCGACATGATCGTCGTAGACGCCGAAGCCGATGGGCCGTCCCTCGCGCGCCATGGTGGCGAGGCGGATGATCGCGCTCTCTGCCGCCTGGCGGTGGATCTCTGTCAGCATCACGTCCGGTTCGTCGCGGGTGAAGGCGCCTTCGCCCCGGATCGGCGGCAGCTGACCTGGATCCCCGAGGACGAGGATCGGTTTGCCGAAGCTCATCAGGTCGCGCGCCATTTCCTCGCCGACCATCGACACCTCGTCGAGCACGATCAGCCGGGCGTCCGCGGCATCGCTCTGCGGGTTCAGGGCGAAGCGCGGGTGCTTCATCGCCGAGAGCCCCTGGCGCATCGCCTCGATTGCGGCATCGGCCGTAGTGCGGTCAAATCCGGTGAGGCGCCGTGCAGCGGTCTCGGCCTCTCGGACCTTCTGCGCTGCGGCCTCGATTTCCGCTTCTGTGGCCTCGATCACCGAATAGATCAGGCTGTGAATGGTGCGGGCGGGCGTGCCCTTGCGGGTCAGCACCAGCGCCGCCTTGCCGGTGAAGGTGGCGGTGACCACACCCGGCACGCAGGTGCCGTCCTTCGCGCTGCGGTGGGGCGAGAGCCCGAGTTCGTCGAGCGCGAACTTCAGCACTGTAGTCTTGCCGGACCCGGCATAGCCGAAGAGGCGGAATACCTGCTGCTGCTCGGTGCGGGTCTCGAACCACTCCTTGATCTCGCGGATCGCGGCGGCCTGCGTGGCGGAGGGGGTGAACTCGGTCATTGTTGGGGTATCTCCACTGCGTAATCCTTGACGATCCCGCCGCGGGTCGGATCGCCCACCTCGCACTGGCGGACGAAGACCCGGCGCCCGTCGGCGAGCTGCCGCCAGTGACCGCGGCGGATGTGCCAGCGCGGGCTTGCGTGGCTGCCGCCCTGCGGCGGCGTCGCCGCCAACAGGCGCGCCGGATCGATGGCGACCTGGCGCCAGACCCATCCGCGCACGCCCTCGCGGGACAGGCGGGACCGTTTCGCGAGCGACACCTTGCGGTCGCGGATTTCAGGTGAGGCGCCGAGGATGGTCAGCGCGCGCCAGACGATGCCGGCGGCGACTTCGCCGTGACCACGGACCGTCTCGTCGTGTCGCTCGGCCGGGTTGCCCTCGATCTCCGCCTTGCCGTCCGGATGCATCCAGATCCGCACGAGGCAATCCGTCCAGCCGCGCGGTGCCCGCTGGCGCATGAGGAACGTGGCCTCGACGATGTCGCCGTCGGCACGGGCGCAGACGATCAGGCCCGAGGGGGCCGCGCGCTGCTCGCGCACCTCGAAGATCACGGACGGGTGCGGCAGCCGAAGCGGGCCGGTAAAAACCCGGGTCATCGCGCGGTCGACGCTGTCGCCATCGAAGGCCGCCTGATCGTCGAAGAAATAGATCGGCGCGAACTCCGCCGCTCCGAGCAGGTCGGAGCACCAGAACCGCTCGCGATGCGCGCGCACGATCCGCTTGAGCTCATAGGCATCAGGGATCATGACCGCTCACCCCAGCACCGACCCGCCCAAGCACAGGGCGCGTGCCACTTGCCGGCCGCCGTGCCGCCGCGGCAGAGGACTGCGATGGGCTCTGCGGCGGCGCGCGGCAGCCATTCCCCGGCCTCGGAGGCCCGCACCACGGCGACGGCGCGGTCCGACATCTCCTGCGCGAGACGCACGTCGAAGGGCACGAGCTCGGCGTGCAATTCCATCGTGTCGCGGTTCAATGCGGTGAAGAGCGCCGGGGCCGGCAGCTCCATGTAAGCCTGATAGAGCGCGATCTGGGCAGCGTAGACGGGGCGCGCGAGGCTGACGCCGCGCTTGACCACGTCCTTCCAGCTGGCCGCGCCGAGCGCCTTGTTTTCCCAGAGCGCGGGATAGTCCATCGCGACTGGGCCGGAGACAAGGCAGCCGTCGATATGGCCCTTGAAGCGGCCGCCGAGGGCCTCAAACCCGAACTGGCGTCCATCGGGTCGTTCGGTGCGCAGGTCGAACCCGGCGATCCGGAACCAGCCTGCGACGATGTCCTCGGCCCGGTGGCCCGCCTCGAAGATGCGCAGCGTGCGCGGCGCGAACTCCTGGCCCTCGTCTTTCGGCACCGCGAGGAAGTCGTACTGGATCTGGCGCAGGCAGTCGCGGCCGAGACCCGAGGAGCTGACATAGGTGCGCGGACGCTCTGCGCGGTGGCGCGCGGACAGCGCCGTGTCGATGGCGGCGGACACGGCTTCGGCAATGGGCGGGCGCGGCGCGCCTGCGCCGTAGAGGAAGCCCGAGCCATGGTTGAGGTCGATCATCTCTCGCGCTCCCAGAACCCGCCGGCCTGCGCGATGCAGGTCAGCTTGTGGAACTGCGCGTCCGTCAGCCGGGCGCTGTCGCCGAACCGCGCGAGCTTCTCGCGGAGGCTGTCGCAGAACTCGATCTCGAAATCGGTGACGGCGTTCTCGGTGGCCGCCTCGAGCAGGTGCCTCCAGCTGCAAAACGCGGTGTCGTCGTTCAGGTCGATCATCGCCGCGCCCTCCGGCGCTTGCCGACGGCGACGGGATGACGATCTCCGGTCCTCCCGCGGCAGTACTCGAGGAAACCGGGCGCGTTCAGATTTTCGCGCTGCGTTCCCCAGGCGAGGTTGTCGGCGCGATTGTTCGCGGCGTTCTCGTCGAGATGCATGACGACGGCGCGGTCGAATGGCGCGGATCCGTGGAATGCCTCCGCGACGAGCCTCGCGACCTTGTAGGTCGTTCCGCGCACCACGATGATGAAGCGGGCATCTTGCTTGTTCCACACGCCGAAGGTCGGCGTGCCACCGTAGGATCGTTCGCCGCCCTTGGGCATCGGACCGCGATATGGCGCGAGCATCACGCGCCCCTCGCTGCTCACCAGCACATCGGGGACGCTCGGGACGGTTCTCCAGATTTCACCGTTGGTCATTTCGCCCTCCGATTAGAATGGCAGAGGGTCGTCGAGGCCCGTGCCGGTGCGCTCCTTGCGCGCGGCCTGGTCCTGCATGCTGTCGATGTAGCCGGTGACCGCCGCCTCGATCAGGCGGTCGATGTCCTCGGCGCTGCGGTGAAAGAAGGGCTCCATGAGCCCGAGGTCGGTGAGCGCTTCGGCGAAGAGCGTCCGCGCATCGCGGATCGCACGGGCCTCGCGCGCGGTCTTGTCGATCATACCGTTGTTCCTTTGGGCGATGGCGCTGCCCACGTCCTGACAGCGGCGCGAGCAGAAGCGGTGGTAAGGGTGGCGATCCCAGCGGAGGCCGTGGCAGTAGCCGAAGCCGCGCGCCTCTCGGGCGCAGACGGCGCAGAGCGCTACCCGAGCAAGAAGCTCCCGATCGGGTCCTCGGGCGGCCAACCCGCCCTCTGGAGCTTTTCGGACTGGAGCACGATCCAGCGGGAGATCGCGTTGCTGGCCATGGCTTCGAGGTCGCCGAGGCTGAGGCTTGCGATGGGGGCGTGCAGTCTTCCTCGGGCCTCGAGCCATCGTCCGATCTCCAACGCCGCCTCGCGCGTCACATGCGCCTGCCATTCATCCGGGGTCATCGGTCCGGCAGGATCGCGCCGGGCCTCGGGCGGCGGCGAAGGCCGGTTTGACCTCCGCCGCCGCGCTGCCGACTGCGCCTCAGCCATTGAGCCAGGCGGGCATGCCGGTCACCGGCGCTCCGCCCGGCGCGGACGGCGGGGACGCGGGCGGCTGCTGGGCGGGCTGCTGCTGTGTGGGCTGCTGCGGGGCCGGCGCCGGCGCGCCCCAGGCCGGAGCCGCCGCCGGGGCTTGCGGCTGTGCACCCCATGCCGGCGTGGGCGCCTGCCAGCCCGGCGCCGGCGCGCTCGCGGCCTTGCGCGGCGGGGCGTTAACGGGCTCGGGGGGAACGGCTTCGCCGCGCATGATCGGTGCATGCTGCGGCTCGTCGGGCAGAACGACGTTCGCGATCCGGTTCTGGTCGCGGTACTGCGGGTTGGAGGCGGGCTCCACCATGATGCGCGCGGCGAAGACGATGCCGTCGAGATGCTTGAGCCCGGGCAGCACACGCTTGGCCTTGGCGTCGGGGCTCTCGTCCCTGGGATCGAGCCCGAGAGCGCTGTCGACCATCGCCCGAAAGGTGGACTTCGAGATCTTCCAGCCGATCGACTGCCCCTTCTCGTCGACCTTGCCGCCCGCCACGGTGAAGCTCTGCCAGAACTTCCGCCGGGCGTGCGGACCCTCGAGGATGGTGAACTCGCAGTCCAGCATCTTCGCGTCGCTCGACTGCGAGGCCTTCAGGAGCCTGGCGTCCATCGGCGTGGCGCCGTCGACGCCGCCGGGGCGCACGGTCAGACGGACCTTGGCGAAGGTGCCGTCGGGGATCAGCTCGCCGATGGGGGCCATCTGCGGCTGGGCGTCGTTGAGATCGAAACTCATGGGTTTGTCCTTTGCGTCAGGATCAGGAGGGATTGGCGGGATGTGCGGGTGCGCGGCCGTCGATCTTCGCGATCAGCGCGCCGAGATCGGGCGCCTCGGTCACATCGAGACGACCGGAGCGGTCCTTGGCGGGAAGGCCCCAGGGGTTGCCGGAACGGCAGACGAGCCGGCGCTCGGCGGAGGTCTCGTCGAGGGTCCAGTCGCCCTTGGCGTCGCGGCCGAAGAGCTGCATGGAGACGACCTGATCGACGATGCCCGGCAACTCGCGCCCGGCCTTCGTGCCCTCCATCTGCGGCTGCCAGGTCGTCGCGCCGAATTCGTCGGTCACCTTCTCGAGCACGCCGACGAAGATCACCGTCTTGCCGCGGGCGTGCTGCAGATGCTTCAGCGCCTGGATCACCTCGCGGCCGAGCAGCCCGTAGGCGCCACGGACATCGGGCTTCCCGGTCCGCTCGGAAAAGGCCTCCGGCTGCTGGCGGGCATAGGCCATGGCCTGACGCGTCAGGTCGGTGATCGAGTCGACGAAGACGATCCGCTTGCGGGCGAGGAAGTCCTCGATGCCCGTGCCGAGATACTGCTGCTGCAGCCAGGCGTGATACTCGGCGCCGTACCAGGACTTCGGATGCTGGGCCGGATCGTGGCCGCCGATCAGCACGGCGAGGTCGCGGAAATCGGTGAAGCTGCGCACCGGGATCGAGTCCCCGCGCCAGTCCTGCACCGATTTCATACCGGCCTCGAGATCGAGACAGACTGTGTCCTCGGCGGGCAGCGATTTCAGGAGCGTTGTCTTGCCGACGCCGGGCGGACCGAAGATGGCGAGGGACGTCTTGTTCTCGGCGGCCGAGAGCCGTTCGTCGGCGGTGATGATGCGGAAGGCCATGGGGTTCTCCGGGGTGTGAATTCAGAGGGCGCGGCGGCGGGGGTGACCGGGTGCCGAAGGGGAACCTGCCCGGCGTTGCCGACCGGGCGTCCCGCCGCCGCGCGTCACCGGTCTCGAGCCTCGAGCCGGAAGACAGGTTTGCCGGTGGTCTCGCTGCGCGCGTCCGCGAAGCCCTCGCGCATCGCCGCGGGCCAGGCGCCGAAACGCCGCTCGGGCACGCGGTAGGCGATCTCGAGATACTCGGTCGGGTCGTCGCCGGCGGCGCGGATGCGCTCGGCCATGGCGGCAAGCCGGTCCTGATCCCAGGAAATCTTCTTCGGCAGGTCCGCGACGATCACGACGCCCTCGTCCTCGACCCGCACCGTGCCGCTGGTCTTGCCCTGCGCAGCCCGCTCGGCCGCGACGACGGCCTCGTAGCGCTGCGCGATGCCGGCCTCGAGCCGGTCCCGCAGCCGCTTCACGCGGGCGGTCTCGGCGAGCGCCGTCGTCTGCAGATCCAGCAGCATCTCAGGCGGCAGCGCCGCGATGTCGCCGAGGGCAAGGCGTTCGAGGTCGTCGAATTCTGGGGCGTTGTCGGGGTGCGGCATGGCGGGAACTCCAACGGAGGGAAACGGAACGGCCATCAGGCGGCCTCGGCGTCTTCGAGGAGGCGGGCGAGCGGCACGGGCGTGCGGCGCGGCCTGGTCCGGGCGATGGCGAGATAGGCGAAGCGGTCCGGACCGAGCCGCACCTGGACGAGGTGGACGAGGCCCGCCTCGAAGGCCCGGTGCGCGGCGCCCGCCAGCGCGGCCAGCCTGCGGCGGTCCGGTTCCGGCAGCGTCGAGATCACGGCCGTCGTGTCGATCCCGAGGAACCCGCGGTGGTATTCCAGCCGGTCGCCGGGCATCGCCTGTCCGATCCAGGCGCAGAACTCGATGTCGGTCAGCGGCCGGGGCCGCGCCGGGGTGAAAGCGGTGGGGGGCATGACGAGCATCTCCATGTCCTCCCTCTACTCACGCGGCTTCCGAACCGTCCCACCGCCCCCCGAGCCCGCGCATGGCGAGATCGAGCCGGAGGCGTGCGAGGCGGCGGTAGAAGGCGGAACGGGAGATGCCTTCGCGGCCGACGAGGTCGGCGACGGCGCAGGTGCCGAGCGCGGCGCAGAGCCCGCGGACTTCCTCCGGCAGGTCGGCGAGCGCCCGGGCGAGATCGTGGCGGGTCTCGACGTCCGCCGCGGCGCAACGATCCTGGCCGTGCCAGGCGGCCAGCCCGTCCGTCTCCGCCAACAGGCAGCCCAGCGGTTCGACCGAGCCAGCTGCCGGGGCGTCGAGGGAGAGCATCGTGCCGCCCTGCGCTCGGCGCTGCCGGTGGTGCCGGATCGCGATGCGCGAGCACTGGTTGCGGAGAACGATGTTGGCAAAGGCGCCGATGGTGCCGCGGCGCTTGTCGAAGCCCGGCAGCCGGCAGATCAGGTCGACCAGAAGATCCTGGCGAAGATCGTCGAGATCGGCTGCGGGGAGCACCAGCTTGCGGTGCAGACGCCGGGCCGCGAGGTCGGTCTCGTCAATCAGCGTGGCAAGGTCGGAGCGGGAAATCGGGGGATACATCGGTCAAAGCCTCGGAACATCGTTTCTGATGCTCCGAGACTGCCGGCCTCCGCCGGGCCGCCGGTGTGATTGGCGTGTGTTTGATGTGTGCCGGGTGTGTGACCGACGGCACTCAGTCCTCTATGACGACCTCTGACGGCGCGAGGCCAAGGCGGTACCCGCGCGACCGGACGGTCCCCACGAGCGTTTCGACCTCCTTTTCCGTGAGCCCGCAGGTGACGAGGGCCCTGCGCAGGTCCCGGACGATCTCTCGCGGTGTTCGCTGAAACTGCGCCTCGATCTCCTGCGCCTTGAGCACGGGGTCGCGCTGCACCGACCGTTCGACAAGCATTCTGAAGAGAGCGAACATCTGCGGGGGAAGATCGAGGCGGCGACCGTCCAGCACCGCGAACTGCCCTTGGCGATGCAGGACGAGCCTTACTCCGCCGGTCGGTATGCGCCCGTCGTCGAGGATAAGGCGGTCGACGCCCTCCCGATCTGCCTTGATCACGTCGGCAAGCGCCCGGACCTCAATCCCGGCCTCGCGCAGCCGCAGCACCAGTGCCGGCTCCGGCTCCTTCGCGATGACCGTCAGCGGCCGCGGCGCCGCCGCGGATTTCAGCGCGAGGATCGCGCCCGGCGGCTCCAACCGGTCCGCGCTGTCGCACAGCATGAGCACCCGACCGGCAGGCCAGGAGCCGATCATCCAGACCCCATCCACGACCGCCGAGACCGCGCCGGCGAGACCGCCACTCGTGCCGATCTGCGCTGCAAGCCGGCTGGCATCGACGCCGAACCGCGTCAGGTCGCCATCCTCGAGGACAACGTCCTCGGCCGCATCGTGTGGACAGCATGCGCGCAGTTCGTCGCCGATCTGCCGGATCGGGCGAACGTCGAGACCGCAGTCGCAATGCGCACAGACCGACCAGCTGTCCGCCTTCGGATGCTCGATCAGCACGCGCTTCCTCAGCAGGCGCTCGACCTCGCGCTCGGGAAATCGGCGCAGCGCCGGGCCCGAGATCGAGACCTGCGGGCCGCCGTCACTCAGCCGCGTCCACAACCATGCCAGCATCGCGGTCTTTCTCCAGCCCGTGGCGCGCGATCAACGTGTGGATCGCCTTCTCGAACCGCGTGCGGCGGAAAGCGAGCGTCCCCGGCGGTTTCAGCTTCACGGTAACCTGCGCAGGCCGCTTGCCCTCCGACTTGAAGAAGACGCGGAACGAGATCTCGCCGAGCCGCCAGCCTTTGCCGAACTTCACCTCGCTGCCCTTGAAGTGCCGCAGCGCGCCGGCTGCGTCCTTCGATTCCCAGGTCCGGACGTACCGCCATTTCGCCTCGTCCTCGTCCCACTCGAAATGGTCGGCGGCGGCGGCCACGATCCGCACGTCGAGGATGCGGTCGTCGTAGCGATGATCGAAAGCGAAGTCGGGGCCGGCCTCGCTGATCGGTTCGAGGGTATAGAGATCGCGGGCATCCTTGCCCGAGAAGAAGCCGGGACGGCCAAGGACGTGCTTGGCGAAGATCTCGGCGAGATCCGCTTGCTGGGCCTTCACGACCCCGCCGATGAACAACCGCGCCTCTGCCGGCGAGTAGCGCAGCGTGGCGTATTTCACGGCGCGCAGCGGGATGATCTTTTCCTTGTCGCCGTCCACCACGGGTGTCGTCGCGACCGGGGCGCCGTGGCTGACGACGAGGTTGATCTCGCCGTCCTCCTCGTAGGGACCGAGGCGGCAATACTCACCCTGGAGATCACGAGCGAAGAGCTTCATCGCCGCGACCTTGAAGGCGTCGATGATCTCCGGCGTCAGGTCGGCGCTGACGTCGCGCTCCGGCCCTCGGAACTCGGCCAGTGCTGTCGGGGTCCGCAGGGCATGGAAGTCGGCCGCCGCCTCGAAGACGC